GACTATGCTGTTGGCGATATCTTTCCTCGTGAAGGATATGAGCCCACAGATAGCTTTACCAATGGCCTTTTGACTGGTTCTAACACTGCTGGCTCTATCTTCCTTGAGATTTTGGGAGATGATGAGCCTAAGAAACCAGATCCTGAAACAAAAGAAGTTAAGGAAGAGCCCGCAGTTGAGCAGGAAGAAACAGTTAAGGAAACAGTTGAGGAAACTGCTGAAGAGCCTGCTAAGGAAGTTGAGGAGTAAGCATGGATGAAGGTCAGCTTTTAGAATTGCTGAAGCTTAAGCTGGGTATTTCAACCAGCTTGAGAGACAAGCCGTTAGAAAAAATCATTTCAAGTGTCATCACTGAATTGACCGATAACCTCGGTATCGAGCTTGTCGGTGAGCGTGCTGACCATGAAATGTTTATCGTTGACTATGCTGCTTATCGCTATGAGGGTGGGGTGGACATGCCACGTCACCTTCAATGGCGACTGCATAATTTACAGATAGCATCAAAGAAAGAGGTCAAGAATGTGGAATCATGAAATCACGCTGATCTCTAAAAAAGTAACAGGTAAGGACAAGTTACTACAACCAATCTCTGAAGATGTTGAAGTTACTCTGTTGTGTCGTAAAAAGAAGGTTACTCGCTCTGAATTTTATCAAGCAAATCAGGCAGGTCTAAAACCGAGCTTGGTCGTTGAGATTCGAAATTTTGAGTATGAGAATCAGGAGTTTGCGAAGTTTGAAGGCAAGCAATATCGCATCTTAAAAACCTATCCTATCGATTCTGAGATTTTAGAGTTGACTTTATCAGAGGTATTGAAATGAGCAATGACCTTGCTGATTTGATAGCGAAAGAGCTTGCAGCTTACTCTGATGAGGTTACTGAAGAAGTAGATAAGATTGCAGAGCAAGTGGCTGATGAGACTGTGGATGAGTTGAAAGAGACAAGTCCGAAACGGTACGGAAAGTATCGTAGAAGTTGGAAAAAGAAGAAGTTGGCCAATGGGTCTTTTGTTGTGTTCAACGCAGTTGCAAGTCTTACTCACATACTTGAGAACGGACACCTTTCAAGAAATGGTGGTCGTGTCGCTGGTATCGTCCACATCAAGCCAGCTGAAGAAAAAGCAATTCAGAACTTTGAGAAGCGTATCAAGGAGATTGGGAAATGAAGCTATCAGACTTTGCTGTTATTTTGGAACAGGCAAACTTGCCTGTCACTTATCGAGCGTTTAAAATTGGGAACGCTCCTGACCTACCTTACCTGGTCTATTATGAATCAAGTCCAGTCATCAATGCAGCTGACAACACGGTTAATCATCAGATTAAGAGCGTGACAGTTGAGCTGGCTTTTGAGAGTAAGGATGAAGATTTAGAAGAACGTCTGGAAGAGCTGTGGACAACCCACGAGCTCTTTTTCGATGTTCAAGAAGAAACATTTATCGAGACCGAAAGACTCTATGTCAAGTCTTATACAGTCTATCTATACTAAGGAGGAATGACATGACTCAAGAAAACAAAGTAACCTTTGGTTTAAAAAATGTTCACGTTGCGCCAATCAAATCAATTGGTGCAGATGGAGTGATTGCTTACGATGAAATTTTCCGATTTCCTGGGGCAATGGAATTGACATTGGATCCAAAGGGTGAATCAACACCAATCAAAGCAGATGATATCGATTATCACTTCATGAATTCAAATGAAGGATATGAAGGGAAATTCAAAATTTCTCACATTATTGAAATGTTTGCGACTAAGATTTTGGGTGAAATCAAAGATGCTCAGACGGGTGTTTTGACTGAAAAAGCTGATGCAGAATTCACATCATTTGCCTTGATGTTTGAATTTTCAGGGGACAAGAACAAAACACGTCATGTTCTTTACTATTGTTCAGCAAGCCGTCCAGGAAATGGCTCAAAAACCAAGAACGGTACAAATGTCAATGAGCGTGAACTTGGCTTTAAAGCAAGTCCTCGTCCTCTTGATTCAGTTGTTAAACGTTCTATCACATCAGCTGATAGTAAGGAAATCTATGACAACTGGTTCAAGAAAGTGTATGAACCTACTACAGTGGCAGGGTAAGGAGAAAAAATATGCGCAAAAAAGTTTTTGTTGGGGATCAGGAGTATGAGTTAGGGACCAACGGCTATACTCCTATCGCTTACAAACAACAATTTGGAAAAGATTATTTTCAAGATTTGTTCTCGATGTTGAAAAATCAATCATTCATGAATGAATTGAACAAGCTTGAAACCGACAAGGAGTTGACAGCGAATAATATTGATATTTCGATGTTGTCAGATTTTGACATGACCTTTTTCAACCGTCTTTTTTGGACCTTTGCTAAATCTGCAAATCCTCAAATCAAGCCTTATGAACAATTCTTCATGGAAATGGAAGTCTTTCCGATTCAGGAAGTTGGGCCTGTGTTGATGGAAATGCTGAATGCGAGCATGACGACAAAAAAGTCCCAGACCAGTCAGAAACAGCTAGCGAAGAAATCTTCACAGTAGAATCTTATCTGTCCTGTTGTAAAGAAACAGGATTGTCTATCGATGATTTGAAGAATATTTCAATCGGAATGGCTTTAGATTATCAAACAGATTATGTGAATTTACGAAGCGAAAGTAAAAAAGGTGAGCGAAAAGCCAACCAAGCTGATTTTGACAATTTTTAAAATAAAAGGAGTGCTGAGAGAGCGATTCTGAGGTCAAGTTCCTTGACCTGACTGCATTATCGTCGTAGAAATCCTCTCAGCGCTTTTCTATTTTTTTGAGAAAGGAGGAAATATGGCAGGAAATATCAAAGGTATCAAAATTGAAATTGATGGCGACACGCAGCCCTTACAGAAGGCGCTGAAAAATGTCAATAAGGCTGCTACTGATGCAACTCAGGAGTTGAAACAGATTGACAAGGCCTTGAAGTTCGATACAGGAAACGTAACGCTCCTGACTCAGAAGCAAGAAGTTCTGCAACAGCAAGTTGCGACGACCAAGGAGAAACTGGAAACTTTGAGACAAGCTCAGTCTCAGGTGGAGCAGCAATTCAAAAATGGTGATATTGGTGCTGATAAATACCGTGCTTTCCAACGTGAAGTCGAAGTTACTCAAAATGTCCTGAAGGGATATGAGGGTAAGCTTGCAAGTGTGAATCAGGCGCTTGCTGAGAATGGGAGTGCTACTCAGAACAACAAGAACCAATTAAAAGAATTGCAAAATGAGCAGAAGCAACTGGCTAGCGAGAATGAAAAAGTAGTCAGTTCATTCAAATTGCAAGAAAGTCAGCTAGGAGCTAACGCAAGTGAAGCTGACAAATTGGCGCTTGCTGAGAAAAGGATTGGAGCTCAATCTGATATCGTTGCTCGGCAGATTGAAAATCTAGAAAAACAACTAGCTCTTACAAAGCAAGAGTATGGTGAAAATTCAGCTGAAGCCAATAAAATGGAAACCCAGTTGAATCAAGCTAAAACAGCTTACTCGAATCTCTCTCAAGAGATGAATAATCTTGGGAGTGCTGGGAAACAAGCGAGCGGGTCTCTTAGTGAAACAAACAATCTCTTAAAAGCTGAATTGCTCAATCAATTTTCTGAAAAACTATCGGATATCAGTCAAAAGCTGGTTGATTTTGGTAAGAGTGCTCTTGAAGCCTTTCGTCAAGTTGACGAAGGCATGGACACCATCGCTACTAAAACTGGCGCCACTGGTGATAGCTTGAAAGGGATGCAAGATATCGCTTCAAGCATCGCAACAACTATCCCAACTGACTTCAGCAAAGCTGGTGAAGCTGTCGGAGAGGTCAACACACAGTTTGGTTTAGCTGGAGATGCCCTCAAAGATGTATCCGTAGAAATGATTAAATTTGCTGAAATTAATGGTACAGACATCACCAATTCAACCATTTCAGCAAGTAAGGCATTGGAAGCTTATGAACTATCAACCAGTGATTTAGCGAAGGTTTTAGACTCTACAACCTACACCGCTCAGTCAACTGGTGTTTCAGTTGATGATTTGATGAAAAAAGCCATCGAAGGAGCACCACAGATTAAAATGCTAGGTCTCTCATTCGAGGAAGGTGTAGCATTGCTCGGACAATTCGAAACGAGTGGTGTAGATGCTTCAAGTGCTTTGTCAGGGTTGACCAAGGCAGCAGGCTCTTACGCTAAACAAGGCAAGACTTTAAAAGAAGGTCTTGTCGAAACAATCGATAAGATAAAGAATACAACTAGCGAAACCGAAGCAATGGGTCTAGCTATGGAAATTTTTGGTGCTAAGAAAGCACCTCAAATGATTGACGCAATCAAGCGTGGTTCTTTTGACTTCCAGTCATTTGCTGAATCCGCTGAATATTCAGTAGGAGCAGTTTCTAAGACATTTGAAGCCACTCTGGATCCTATCGATAAATTTAAGACAGCACAAAACTCAGCCACTCTAGCCATGTCTGAACTAGGCGCAGCAATCGCTGAAACTTTGGCACCTGTGCTTGAAGCATTAGGAAACATAGTGAAAGACATAGCAGAATGGTTCAGCGGTTTACCTGGACCTGTCAAAGAATTCATCGTGATTTTTGGAGGGGTAGTCACCATTGCTGGTATTCTGATCCCTATATTCTTAACCTTACAAGCAGCAGCAGTAGCACTCGGAACATCCATTGGAGCGATGATTGCAGCAGCTGCACCCATTATCGGTATTGCTGCTTTAATTGTTGCCGCTATTGCAGCAGTCATCATCGGTATCAAATATCTATGGGACACAAACGAGGGATTCCGAGATGCAGTCATGACAGTCTGGAATGCTATTCTGGAAGTCATTAACAAAGTTGTAAGTGAAGTTTCTGACTTCATTATGAGCATGTTTGGAGTGGTTGTCAATTGGTGGACCGAAAACCAAGAGCTTATACGATCTAGTGCAGAAACAGTCTGGAATGCTATCCAAACCGTAATTGATGCAGTCATGACAGTCTTAGGTCCATTAATCGAAGGCGCCTGGGCGAATATCCAACTGGTCATCACAACCGCTTGGGAAGTCATCAAGACTGTAGTTGAAACTGCAATCAATGTTGTTTTAGGCATCATCAAGGCAGTCATGCAGATCATCACAGGTGACTGGTCAGGAGCCTGGGAAACAATCAAGGGAGTGTTCTCAACTGTCTGGAATGCTATCCAAAATGTTGTTCAGACCATCTTCACAGCTATCCAATCGTACATTTCAAATACGATAAATGCCATTTCAAGTACAATTTCAAATGTATGGAATGGAATTTCAAGTACAATTTCAAATGTATTAAATGGTATTTCAAACACTGTTTCAAATGTTTGGACAGGAATCAAGAATTCAATCGGGAATGCTATAAACGGAGCCAAAGACCTTGTAAGCTCTGCAATAAGTGCGATTAAAGGTCTATTTAATTTTAGTGTTAGTTGGCCACATATTCCACTACCTCACTTTTCAGTGAGTGGTTCAGCAAATCCATTGGATTGGTTGAGTCAAGGTGTGCCAAGCATCAGCATCGAATGGTATGCTAAAGGCGGTATCATGACGAAACCGACCATTTTTGGAATGAATGGCAATAACCTTATGGTTGGTGGTGAAGCTGGTAACGAAGCAGTATTGCCACTTAATGATCAAACGCTTGGTGCTATCGGTCGAGGTATTGCTCAGACAATGGGTGGAACTTCACCGACCATCAACATTACTATTACTGGCAATACTGTCAGAGAAGAAGCTGACATCACTAGAATTGCTGACGAAGTAGCTCAGAGAATTGCTGATGAAATCCAACGTAGAAGCCAATTGAGAGGAGGTATGGCATGATAAAACATAACGAACTTGTGATTGACGGTGTAAGAACATCGTCTTTTCCATTTAAGGTCATCGTCCATGATTCTCCCTCGGTTGCCTTAGGAGAAGGCAAGACAGCTCTTCTTGAGCACGGTGGAATTAGTGGAGCAATCGTACAGACCAACAAACACAGAGGTCTTGTAAAGAAGACTTATTCAATCTATCTTGTAAAGCCTACTGAAGAACAGATGAATCAGTTCATGAGCCTGTTTATTCGTGAGAAATTCTGGCTAGAGAATGAGCAAGTTAAGACAACCAAGTTATGGTGCTATAAAGTCAGTGTGACAGAATTAGACCAAGTCAAACCTGGTCTTTATATGACTAAGGCAACTTTTACTTGTCATCCAACTAAGTTTTTCAAAACAAGTGACACGCAAACTTTAACAAAAAGTGGGACTTTGACCGTTCAAGGTTCTGCTCTTGCCTTTCCTAAAATCACAATCGTTGGTCAGAGCACTTCTGAAACTTCATTTACAATTGCTGGTCAGGTCATTCGTCTTGAACGACTCACTGAGTCGCTTGTGATGGTCAATAATCCTGACAATCCAAGTTTTAAAACAACAACAGGAAAGCCAGTCAAATGGTCAGGGGATTTTATCACAGTTGATCCAGCAAAAGTGAAGAATGTTGGGGTTGTTCTAGGTCAAGGTATTCAATCGCTTGAAATCGAGACGGTTTGGGGGTGGGCATAATTGCTTTATCTACTTAATAAAGATGTGAGAACCGTTCGGTGGAACGGGGAGCCACTTCATGAAGCAACTTCGGCAATTGTTAAAGAGGCCATGAATGGTGATTTCACCTTAACTGTGAAATATCCTATTTCTGACTCTGGTATTTATCAACTTATTCAAGAAGATATGTTGATAAAAGCGCCGACTCCTGTTCTTGGTGCGCAGCTATTTCGCATTAAGAAACCTATTGAACACAATGATCATCTGGAAATCACAGCCTATCATATTTCAGACGATGTGATGCAACGTTCTATCACACCAGTAAGTGTGACTAATCAGAGCTGTGACATGGCTCTTTCTCGCATGGTTCAAAACACCAAAACCGCTTTGGGAGATTTTTCTTTCAATAGCGATATCCAGGATCGTAGGACCTTCAACACGACTGAAACAGAAACTCTGTCCTCTGTATTGCTTGATGGCAAGCATAGTATCATTGGGACGTGGGAAGGTGAGCTGGTTCGTGATAACTTTGCGATGACTGTCAAGAAGAGTCGTGGCGAGAATCGTGGTGTTGTTATTACAACGCACAAAAATCTGAAGGACTACCAACGCACAAAAAACAGTCATAATGTTGTCACAAGAATTCATGCAAAGTCGACTTTTAAACCTGAAGGTGCTGAAAAAGAAACGACTATCAGAGTGACTGTTGATAGTCCTCTTATCAACTCATACCCTTATATCAATGAAAAAGAGTATGAGAACAACAACGCAAAGAGTGTTGAAGAGTTGCAGAAGTGGGCACAGGCTAAGTTTTCAAATGAGGGCATTGACAAGGTCTCTGATGCTATCAAGATTGAAGCCTATGAACTTGATGGGCAAGTTGTTCACATGGGTGATACGGTCAATCTCAAGAGCTGGAAACATAATGTCGATGCATTCAAGAAAGCTATTGCTTATGAGTTCGATGCCTTAAAAGAAGAATACATTTCTCTGACTTTAGATGATAAGGCAGGCGTTGGTGGTTCTAGAGCTTCTGGTGGCCTATCTAGCGCAGCTGATGCCATCCTTGGAGTGACAGAATCAGCTCAAGAAATTGCCCTTGAAAAAGCTCTTCAAAATGCAGACTTAGATTTTGATCACCAAGCTGAATTGTTAAGACAAGAAATTGCGGACGGTATCGAACTTGCCAAAGCTAAAGCAGAGGAAAACAAGCGTGCTCTGTCAGATGAAATCGATAACAGGCTCTCAGGTTTTGATAGCAGCATGAACGAGAAACTTGAAGACCAACGAACAAAAATCGAAGAGATTCGTGCGATTGGTTCAACAGTTACTCAAACCGCTGAAGAAGCTTTAGAAGAAGCTAGAAACGCTCTTGAGTCCGCTAATACTTCTAAAGATTTGTCTGACTCAAACTTCGCTAAAATCGAGCAGATTACAGATAGAATCAGAACACTTGTGACCAAGCAAGAAGTGGACCCGTTGAATGAACGGTTGAGGATTGCTGAAAACAGAATCGAAGTCCAAGCTGACCAGATTATCGAGAAATTATCTCGTACTGATTTTGATAGATTGGCCACCGATAGAGGTTTCCAAACTGCTACTCAAGTACAGAACATAGTCAAGAATTCTGTTGATGGATTCCAAAGAACCATCTCACGTATTGAAACCAAGCTGAGAGATATTATTAGAAATGATAATCTATTGCAGAATTCTTCCATCATTCCTGCAGGAAATGGTTTGGAAGGTACATGGAGACTAAACATTTCAGGTGGTAACGGTAAGACAGAGGTTATTGAATTAACAGATGCACCACATACTGCTATAAGAAAAGGTATTCAGATTGTAAATAATACAAATGGTGGAAACAAGGATTTTGGTCAATTCATAAACTTGGAAGTTGGTCAAAAATACACTATTTCTTGCTGGGCTAGAGTGCATTCTAAAAGTAGTCAAAACAATGTGAATTTTATCATGCGTTCTTATACTTCGAACGACAGAAATCGCATATTCGTCAAGAATATCTCAAATAAAGATTGGGTCAGATATCAATTCACTTTCACAGCGGATGCAGTCAATAATTCAATCCAATTTGGACAAAATGGAAATGGTAGTCTTGAAATCTGTGGTATGAAACTGGAGCATTCTGACCGCATGACTGACTACGATGTTAATACTTCTGAAATCGTGAGTGTTGTAGAATTTAACGATGTACGAGATACAGTTTCATCACATACTCAAACATTGCAACGACAAGACCAAGCAATTTCACAAGTCATTCAGACTGCTGACGGATTGGTTAACCGTGTATCTAATTTCTTGGATGATTTTAACTTGGTCTACGACCCTACCAATGTCAGTAAGTGGAAGAAGAAGCAATCTGAAGCGAATGTAATCGAGGTTCAGGCTGATACAAGGTTGCTACGGATTACCAATACTGGTAAGACTCAAGCGGTCTACCACGGTTTCGCTTTGCCACTCACAACATCGACCTTCACGAAGGGCGAAAAGCTCAGCTATCGTATGGAAGTCTGGGTGGATGTCTTACCAGATGCACAGCTTGGAATCGAGCTATGGGCAAATGACGGTGGACTTGCATCGGATAGAGTTACTCTTACGAAAACTGGAACGCAAATCATCACAGGTACGATGACTGTCCAAAAATCATCGACAAAATCAAGAGAATTCCCTCTCGAAATTTGGTTGATGAAGAACGGGCAAGTCGCAATTGGACAAGTATCTCTTATCCGTGGGGACAAACCGCCTAAAAAATTCAGCGACAACACATCTACACAGGATGTTGTCACACAGACTCAAGTATCACAGCTACGTGACTCGTACGCTATCCAAACCCTTACGGGACCTGGAGCGATTTCTTCTCAAATCAATCTGAACAGCAATAACATTCTGATTGAAGCTGCTAAAATACGTCTAAAAGGTAGGACGCTACTAGACGAAATCACGGCTATTGACGGTTATTTTAAACGCTTATTTGTCGGAGATGCCAGAATAGGAACTTTGAACACTGATATCATTCGCTCTAATTCGATTGCAGCAGACAAGTTGATATTTGATACTGCTCTAGCGAAGAAGCTTGTATCCAGCGATGTATTTACGGACACTTTAGCTGCTAAAACAGCCTTTATCAACAAGTTGAGATCAGTAGTAGTATCTGCTACCCTGCTTGAAGGATATAAAGGTAAGATTGGCGGTTTCCAAATCGGTACTCACGACAAAGACCCAAATAGTTATTGGCTAACTGGTCAAAATCAATTTAAAGTTGGCATGGGAAGCGGTAATGGTCGTTGGGGCCAAACAGCTCTTTGGGTTAATTGGGGAAATGATTGGGGGCAACCTGGTGACACAGCATGGTATGTTAAAAATAACGGAGAGATGTTTTGCTACAATCAAGCTCATTTTTGGAACACACCAGTCATCCACGGAAATCTTAAAGTAAGCGGAAATATTTATTATATAACGGACGATAACACGAAAGAAGGTGGCTATTGGATTCACTCGCCATCATTTAAACGTATTCAAGAAAGCTCAGGATATATCTACCTGTACCGTTTTGACAATTCGTATTCATGGATACCCGTTAATAAAGAAATCTCTGACAGACGATATAAACATAACATTGAAGATAGTAAGGTGTCTGCTCTGGAAGTTATTAACCGTCTGAAAACTTACTCTTATCGCAAGGAATACGACGGAAAAATCGAGGATATTTCGTGTGGTATCATGGCGCAAGATGTACAGAAGTACGCTCCTGAAGCATTTTTGGAAAATCCAGATGGCGCTTATTCATATAGCAGTTTCGTACTCGTACCTTATTTAATTAAGGCTATTCAAGAACTCAATCAGAAATTGGAGAAAGTAAATGAAGGAAGAAATTAATCAATTAATCATCCAAAATTTAAGTGATGATATCGGACTAAAAGCAAGCGATGCAGCAACTTACAAGGCGCTGTATGAAATCACTCAAAAACAACTCAAGGAAATTTTAAACATCATTGATTCGAATGAAGAACTTAAAGCAAAACTTGAAGAAGTGAGAGGAGAAATGACAAATGGCAATCAATAACTACGAACTAGCAAGCAAGCCTTATACACGAGGGTTTGGCGACAATATCAAGACAGTGGTTGAAATCCGTCTGTCAGAAGGCAATCGGTACAGTGCGAACATGCGTGAGCTAACAGGAGACCGGACAAATGAACCGGAAGATGTCTTGATTCAAGATGTGCTGGACATCCTAAAATCCGAGCTAGATCCAGGAAGCGCCATCGTCAAAACACAGGCGCAACTTGAACAGGCCAATCAGAAGATTGCGCAAAACGAGAGTGAACAGAACAAGCTTGTAGCTCTTATTAAGCAGACTGAAGAGAATTCGAAGGTGAATCAGAAGGTCATTCATGTTCTTGTCTTGAACTCTGTCATGAGCAAGAATATCGAGTACGGCACGACTTATAAAGAATTGGTTGAGTTGATTCCACTAGCTGAAGTTGGTAAGACCTACTTACCACATGACCTAATTACCATTGAAGACCCTGAGCATGTAGAGGTTAACGGCGAAGGGAAACGCATCTTGGTTCAGCTTAATAAGGAATTTACTTACAACGGCGAGCCTGTCAGCGCGTTTGTGACGAATGGTACCCTGGAACAAAACGGAACGGGTGTCGCTTGGAAATTTGAAGGGAAGGAATAGGAGAAATAAATGAAAATTGAATTGTTTAACTTTTTTAGAAGTCTAATCCAAACAGAAGATGGCTTGGTTTTGTACGCTCTTAGCCTAATTGTCATTATGGAAATTGTTGATTTTGCATCAGGGACATTTGCAGCAATTGCAAATCCAGAAATTGAATACAAGAGTAAGATTGGTATTAACGGCTTGATTCGAAAGGTTCTAGGTGTTCTCTTGTTGATGGTATTGATTCCGATGTCTGTCTTGTTGCCTGAAAAAACAGGTTTCGCATTCTTGTACTCGATCTATCTCGGATATTTGCTTTTTACTTTCCAATCGCTCATTGAAAATTACCGTAAGTTGAAAGGGAATGTGACAATCTTCCAGCCTATCATTAAGGCATTTGAGCGATTGGCTGGTGACAAAAACGACAAGAACGACAAGAACGAAGGAGAACAATAATGGATATTGACACAAGCAGATACAGAGAAGGACTTCCACAAATTGGATACGCTCCATACCGTCAAATTCACGCTCATTCGACAGGTAATAAGAACTCAACTGCCCAAAATGAAGCAGACTACCATATGCGCAGACCTGTTGAATCAGGCTTTTTCTCACATGTTGTGGGAAATGGTCGAGTGATGCAAGTCGGACCAGTGAACAACGGTGCTTATGACGTTGGAGGTGGCTGGAATTATGAAACCTATGCAGCAGTCGAGCTGATTGAAAGTCATTCAACCAAAGAAGAGTTTATGGAAGATTATCGTCTGTATATCGAATTACTTCGCAATCTAGCAGATGAAGCAGGTCTTCCAAAAACATTGGATTCGGACGCATTGGAAGGCATTAAGTCGCATGAATACTGTACTAACAATCAACCTAATAATTATAGCGACCACGTTGATCCATACCCTTACTTAGCAAGCTGGGGTATTAGTCGCAGTCAATTCAAGCACGATATCGAAAACGGATTGGCCGTTGAAAAAGGCTGGAAAGAAAATTCTACTGGTTGGTGGTATGTACATTCAGATGGCTCTTATCCAAAAGAGAAATTTGAAAAGATTGACGGAACCTGGTATTATTTTGACGGCTCTGGCTATATGATCAAAGATAAGTGGAAGAAACATTCAGACGGCAAATGGTACTATTTAGACCCTTCAGGAGCCATGGCTACTGGATGGAAGAAAATCGGTGGCAAATGGTATTACTTCGATAGTGAAGGAGCCATGAAGACTGGATGGGTTAAGTATAAGGATGTATGGTACTATCTCGATGCTAAAAACGGTGACATGGTATCTAACGCATTCGTACAATCAGCAGACGGCAAAGGTTGGTATTACCTTAAACCAGATGGTTCACTTGCTGACAAGCCTGAATTCGTGGTTGAGCCAGAAGGGCTCATCACCACAAAATAAAACATAGAAAGGTTTTCAAAATTTAATTACACTAAAACCGCTGGCGTCTGCTGGCGGTTTTTTTGTTTGTTCAAAATAAAAAAGCAGCGACCGAAATCACTGCTTATCA